GTTCGTCTTAATATCGGCAAGAATCGGCGTCACGCGCGAAATAAAGCGGTTCCAAGTCGTCTTGACATTGGGATCAAACAGCAATGTTGCAGCCACCTGAGAAATACGTTTCTTCACGAAAATCATCAGGCGTCGTACATTAATACGATCGAGCGCTGAAGGCGTTACCTGAAGGGTCTTCTGACCAAAGATTACAATACCTTCTGCGGGGAACTTGGCGATTGGATTAATGTTTGCCGCATAAAGATCATCCCGGTCCTTACGACGCAAGTGATGAGCCACGTCGCTCACCGGAATACCAGCAGCACCCTCAGTAAGTCCACCGCGATTGAAGCCAGCCGGCGCAAACCAAACCTGGGTCTTCTTTTGCGAGCTTGAGAATGTTCCCAGAGCAGCCACAGAGGGCGGCAGCCAGACCATCGCTCCATTAATGGTGTCACGACAGCGCAACCATGGGAAGAAAGTACAACCGTAAGAGGTATTTATAGCTCGTGAGCGCAAGCTACTAATCACAGTTGCTATTTCTGCAGCTGTGTTGTTCCTGGCAGACGTGGTACCCTCGGCGCGGGGCTTATAACCGCCCTCAAGGTCGATGATAGCCAACGCGTCGGCGCGATCTTCGCATGTATTCAGTAAGTTGGTCGTCAAGCCGGGCTGCTTGAGGCCGGGAATAGTGGCCAAATTCATAGGCACCACTTCCGGATCAGAAATCGAGTCAATAGTACGACGAATAGTGTTGAAAGTGTAACTATTATTGTCCGTCGGATTGCTCGGGAATCCTGAATTACGGAAGGGATTCAACTCTGTAATGTCTAGTCCATCGAAGCCGCCGTAGAGAGGCACCGTAAACCGATCATAGCCTTTATCAAGGACGCCAGAAATCGCGCCGCTTACATTACTTAAAGCCGTCCCAGCAGCGTGAGAGCCCGACAGCCATGTGCCATCGTCCTTGATATCATCTAAAGTGAAATACATGGACCGCTCTCGGATACCGACGCTCGGGGAAGAGAACATATTGCCCACTTCGCCACCGCGAGGACGTAAGAGATCAATGGTAGAGGCATCAAAAACAGTACCCCCCACTGTCCTGGTCGTCTGCATCCCAAAATACGCATCCGTTGCATTGCTTAAGTCGCCGTCTGACGCGCTTAAGCGTAATTCCGGGGCGGGATAAGCAACCGAAGCTGTTAAGAGGGAGCCACTGACCATAAAGACCCCGGGGGTTACAGTACAGGTGGGGAAAGTGGCCACTATAGAGTCAACAGACGGGCGACCGAGGTTGCTAATAGACGAGCCCGTGATCCAATTGCCAGTCTGAGTCGACTGATAAATGGTCGCTTCATCATCATACTTAATAATTCCTCTAAAACCAAACGGAAGAAGGGAAGCGTTTTCGCCAACCACGTCTTCGTTCATGTCAACTCGAATGTACTGAGAGATGTTGGCCCAATCGCCAGCTTCGACGTAGCGGCGCTCGGCAGTATTCCAGGTCGTGGACTTATCACCAATTTTGCGCGCTACGTAATTAAGAGAATCAGGATTGAGATTTAAATCGTTGAACTGCTCAACCACTTGTACAACATTATCCGAATCGCTTAGCTTGCGCACCACCAAAGAGAAGGTGCCATAAGGATTTGATTCATTTGTTGAAATCTTAATGTCCTGAATAGAAACTTTCAGATTGCGATTGGTCCAATCTCCCCCATCATTAAGCGCATGCACCCTAAACAAGGTGGGCATCGCTTGAATGTCGAAATTGTTGGCGCTTTCCGCACGCTGTACGGTATCGCAGCCAATAATATATGGAGTTTGGGCGCTTTGTACGGCTGCACGGTAGTTTTCACCGGCGCCATCAGTGGCGTTGGTGAGCTCAACAATAGCCGCGAAAGTCTTCCCAGCAGTGGCAGTGATAACCGACTTCACATGTCGATCAAAACTCTCTCCCAAGAAATAATTCTTTTCATTGGCGACGAGGTCGGTGTTTGTTCGTTGAGGTGTCGTATTAAAAACCTTTCGAATGTACTTAGAACTATTAACATCAAGGTTGAAAACTGTGGATTCGTTTGCACTATTATAATCGGCATCATTGACGATGAGCCTAAACTCATAGGCTTTGCCAGTATCCTTGACAACTACATTAGATCCAGTAAGGTTAATGCCGGAGGTCCAGTTGGGATCAACCTGAGATCCGTGCCCCACACCGACGGCGATGGCGCCGCTCATTTGTAAGAGAGTACTCGCACCCGTAGTATAAAAGATGGCGGCCAAAGCACCTTCGAGAGAGCCACTAGCGCCGCTCGCCCAGGAGGCATCGTTACTAAAAATAACCAGTCCCCACGCTTTTCCACTGGTACCTGCATCCCAGCCTGCGATCCCATCGCCGGACGCGGCGTCCGATTGCGCACCTAGAAGACGAATGTAAGTTAAGGGAGCACTATTTCTGAGATATGCTTGGGCGGCGTATGCCCCATAAGTCGGGGCTGCTGTGCTGGTGCCTCGATCTCTCCATACATCTCCGCCAATGTTGCCAGCAGAGGGAGAGCCGAATACTTGCACAAACTCGGAGAATGAATTCACCGTAACGGGTCGCAAGGACGGCCCCTTTTCGGCGCGGCCTATGACAACTGGGCCGATAGCTGCCGGAGAGGCCGGCAACTGGGAGTTATCAATCTCGTTGACGAAGACTCCGGGGGATACAAACCTAAAATTTTTGATTGACATTCGTTTTCATCTCCTAAACCTGGGATATCGTTATTAAATAGTATTGACTGCGCGCAATAGAATCTAATCTCTGTAAAATCCGTCCTTTAAGTTATCCGGTATATCCCCAAAAATTACCTTTTCTCTGGAAAGCTTAAATTCCACCGCATTCTCGCGCTTTACAATTACCGGCTGCTCCTGGTTTTCTCCCTCTCCCATTAAATATCCTAGTACCTCAATATTTATAGTGTTTTCATAGTTTCTATGTTCCATTCCCAAATTAGCAGCGTTAGATCCGTTAGCAAAGCCTCCATCAATAAAGACCTCATAATAATGGCCGGCCTCTGTAATTCTTTTTGGCATGCGGGAATTACCAGGAATTGTTATAAACGGCCGAATCATCTCATTCATTTGTTGCTGATACTCAGAACGCAAGTGAACTTCATATTTAACCATTATCCAGGTTGGAATGGGCATCGAGATGGTTTCATACACTACTCGTTGCACAGACATGTTTCTCTTATTGGAATTTTTCATCTTACCGGCTACATTTTTATCGGGGCCGTAGCTTCGTGCCGCAAAAGCATTTTGAAATTCTGCGGTCTTTTTCTGGCTTATCTGACGCGCGGTAGTTACCACTCCGCCCCTTGCTCCCGGGACAGCGTATAAGTTGGCGTACGCCGTCCCCTTTCTTGTAGGGTCTTTTGTCACAGAGGCCCGATGTACGGTGGCCAATGGAAACCTTAAAGTTTCTTCAGTATCTCGAAGTTCCTTGTTCTCCCACGCTTTGATTTGATAGGCTCTTTCTGCAGTCACCCACAAAATAGGTACTTTTTTAAACCCTTCACTCGTGGTGGCAAAAAGGTTGATCTCATCATCAATAAACTTAAAAAATGCCCTATCAATTGTTTCTAGACTGGAAGCCAAGAACTCAATTTCTTGAAGTTTTTCTTCGACGGATTTATCTCCCACATAATTAAACTGATCTGCTTTTTTATTTCGCAGCTGCTGTTCTGTCTCTTTACTTCTTGCCATGGTCTCTCCTTAATTATCCCACATAAATGCCAGCAGGAACATTCTGAACCACCTTTGCGGTTGAATCTTGGAGGGTAGCGTCCTTAAGCGCCAATTCGGCGTAGGTGAGCGTGTCAAGTGTTGTCTTCAGCTCTTCTCTCAGAGCATCCTGTTCTGCCTTGGCCTGCCCCAAAAGATCTGCAGCATTTAGAGTGACACTCTCGCCCGGGATCGGAACAGTTGCAAACTTTCCTCGAACTTGGCCCAGTATTTCTTTTGTTAGTGCCAACGCAAATCGCCGGATCCATTGTTTGCCAATAGCATTAATACTTTCATACGGAATGTTCTGGAAAGGCAACGTATTCATATTGTTGATCCCTTCCATACCGGTTTTCGGCTGGCCAGTTCCTTCGTCCCACGCATTGAACTGATTTTCAATAGTAAATTCCACCCAAAACTTGTCGGGGCTCGAATTATCCGGACGTGGGAAAATTCTTAATTTATTGTTTCTAAGCTCATAAGAGTAATGAGAAATTCGTGTCCATATCGCATCCTCATAAGCCATGGCTTGCAGTTTATTTTGCCAGGCCGGCACGAGCTCAAATGTAGAATCATCAGCAAACTGCCCATAAGTTCTGAGGTTCCCCACTACCGAAAATCCGCCATAGTAACCATAGAAGCGCCACATGGCACGAGGCGTTTTAAAAAATACCTTCCGGATCATAACTCGTTTGTCGCCAATCTGTCCAAAAAAAGATGACGACGTGTTAGTCGCTGATGATGCTGATAATACAGCCTGCAAATCATAATCTTGTTGGCCGGCGACCCTATCAAGCGAACCAGAGTAGATGGGAACAGTACCTCCGAGGGAAACTTCGGTAACGGTTCGTTCGGAAACTCTTCTTGCAAATCCATAATCAAAACGGGGATAGCGCAAACTAACGTTTGTTCCTTCCAAATCATCCCCACTCACAAATTGGCCGTCTTCATCGAAAGACCCCGTTTGAGAACCGAGCATACTGGACAATGAATTCTTACTCTGGTGAATATTAAGAATATAAGAGTATTCTAAGACCGCCTCTTCATACGCTGCATAAACATTTCCTTCAGCCAACTCAATATCTAAAACATCTCCTCCTAGTTTCTTAAATGTATAAGCCACCTGGTCTGCGGCGCCCGATAGAAAAGCGATAGAGGCGGCATAAATGCCAAAAGGCAGCGTAGCAGCCACACTCGATGCTGATCCCGTGACGGTCAAAACATTTGAATTTGTCGTGGAAGCTGGATTTAGATTAGGGATAGCCATTAAAGAATTCCTCAGTCGAACTATTACTATTACTAAATAGAAAGCCCCGCCTCAAAAGAGACGGGGCTTTAACTATTTTGACCTTACGTCAGTTATGGTTTAAACCAGGTCGCGAACGATCACCAGTCCATACATATCAGGACGCACCATCTTCTTGGCGTAACGGGTCATAACTCCCTTACGAGGCACAAAGTCCTCAACGCCGAAGATAGTAGGCGTGGTCTGCAGCGGCACATAAGGTGCATACACATAGCCACTCTCAAGGAAGCTACTTCCACGTCGGCCAACAAGGACCAAGTTACGTGGGAAGTAAGGATCGACGATAAGGTCGAACTTCTTCGAAAGTGAACCAACCTTCATAGCACCCGCGTCGCCGCGGTCACTATCAGCAGTCACATTGGCACGGAAGCCAGCCGTGAACTCAAGGATGTTGGCAACTTCTGGTGAAATCACGCAGAAATTAGCAGCACCACGGAGAGTCTTCCGGTGGATCTGTGCAGAAACGTCGTTGATAGTCTCAACGAGAGTCTCATACCACTCACTCACGTTACCCGTGAAGTCCGGAGTGGTGCTAGCACCAATCTCAGCGCCAGTCTCACGATTGACAAACCGACCAGGGGCGCGGGACCAGTAACGAGTACCAGCCTTTGCTCCACGAACGAGATCCTCAAGAATCTCGCGATCAATCTCAAGAGCAATCTGCTCCGAGAGGATCTGAGTCAACTCAACCTCAGCATCAAGGTTGTGGTAGGCATTGAGATCTTGTCCCAATTCCGGGGTCCACTTGGCCTTGAGCTTCTTGGTGATTGCCGTAACAGCCACGGAATCAACTTTGATGTCGATTTCGGGAATGTTCGGGTCATTCTCCAAGCCCCAGACCGGATCACCGATCACTGCACCAAGTGCATTGGCTGCCTGGAAATCATCCGAGATGGTGTACGAAGCCGTGTCGCATGCCGCCAGAGAGGTGTTCGCATTTGCAATGGAACCCGTCTGTGCGAGAACAACAAGGATCTGAGTACTATCACGGAAGTCCGTGCGCGTCATGCGACGGATGTGACGACCACCGAGAGTCGGCGCAGTACCAACTGCACCGTCAAATAACTGAATAGCGACGAAGTCCTCTTCGTTCCACTGATCCGTTGTCGGCGAAATATCGCTCTTGGCAATCTGAGCGATCGCCACGAGGGAGCCGGACAAGGTCGGGTCAAACTGAACCAACCGATCGCCATCGTTCTCCGATTCAGCGAACGTACGGCTAGTGCCAGAAGCACCAAACCACTGCCCGCCAACAGTACCGGAAGCAACAACCGTAACAGTAACGGCCGCCGAACCAGTCGGAGACGAGTAACCCTGGTTAAGGGCATAAGGGCCAGCGGCGGCATTGAGAAGCTCAGTACCACCGAGATCCACACCACCAGTCAACTGGCTACCAACCACACCACCACCGTAGAGCGACTGCTCTCCGAGGGAATAAGCGGGTGCCGGGTTACCGGTAAGACCGTAACCCAAGCGGGGGAGTCCTGGGCCACTCGTAGAAGTGGTGAAATCCAGGAAAAAGATGAGGCCCGAGGGCAAACTCATCGGTTGAACGCTAACGAGATCGTTAGCGATCAGGGAGCCGAATACACGGCGAACGAGGGGGAATGCGACAGCCGCAAAGCCCTCGACATCTCCGCCCGACATGGACGAAGCCTCACGTAATAGCTCTTTTGCCTGATTTTCAAGCAATCGAGCCATACTGTTCCGAACGACATCATCACCGATTCCCTCAAGAAGACCGGTCTGTTCCCACTTGGAAATAAGAGCGGCACCTTCTGTAGAAAGGTCGCGGTTGACGATACCTTCGGTTAATTTCTGTACAATAGACATTTTTATATAACCTCCTAGTATGTTATTGTTTTGTTAAACCTGCTAAACGCAGCATTCGATCCATTTTAGGATCGTTTGTTGCCTCGTTGTTT